TCAGAAGGAGATGTGCCGTTGTAAATGCACTTGTAAACTTGATAGGACGAGTTAACAACGTAAAAGTCCGCATCATAAAGTTTCGTAGCACCTGAGGATGCCGTCTTAGTCGAGGAGTAATCATGACGGTACATATCATAAACATAACCCAAGCCACCAGTGGTTTGCTCAGGGGGTATCCAGTCAGTCCTTCGGACTACCTGAATAGTATCATTCGCTAATACCCTCTTTAAGGATATCATATCCGAATAGTCATCGGAAAATTCTTGAAAAGAATCTACTGGGTCTGGGGGTGCATTCTCGTTATCCCAAGGTTGTGGTCTACCAATGAATACATAAAGGCGATCCCTAGAAGTACCAGCTTCCAGGTCAGACTGTGTTGGGTTTGGTCCCTCAAGTGCCTTTCTAAACCTTTCGGCAGTAAAAATTCTAAATTGGTCGGTAAGTAACGCCATTTTCTAGTAATTGCCTTCTTTTTATTTATGTGGGTTAATCTTCCTCATTTCTGAGGTATGTTGTATACTCAACAGCTTTGATGGTTGCCTGTGCACCAGATCCATTACCTCTTAGTAACTCCCCTTTAATGAATTTAAAGTTAGGATCATTGCTAACAATGTCTTTTACTGAGATAATATAATCAGCACCTTCGGCTACAGGAGCAGCATTGCTTGTTGCGGTTAACCCTGATGTCAAACCTTCTACTTGCTCAGTAGCAGTAAATGTAGTACCAGTAGTTAATGTAACAGTCAAAGATGCTAGTGATTGGTGGGAATCTCCGTCACCCAAAGCACCAGCAGACTGTATAGTTGCTACAAGAGGAGTTGCATTACCATCATATATCTGATCACCTTGTTGGAATAAAGTAGTATTCTGTCCACCAAGTGTCTCCTCAATACCATATTTAGATGATGCAATACCACCATCTAAGTTAATCTGATTTTCAAACTCAGTACCAGTATTAACTAGGTCAATAATACCATCACCTAAACCATCTAATTCATCATCATCTTCAAATTGTCTGTTTAGAATTAGACTTAATGGATCGGTGAATGCAACAATGTTAGCACCTTCTACTTCTTCTAAAACATGTGGTGCTACACCTGTGCCTGATGCTCCTGCAGTTCCAGCCACAAATGCTATGATCTTCGATTTTTCGTTGGATCTACCACCATCAATAAATGCTAACTCGTCAACTTCAAATACAAGATATAATGCTCGGTTAGCAACATCCCAGTCATATACAATAGCAACTCGGTTAGATGAACTTTCAACTACACGTCTTACCTTGTCAGTAACTTGGAATGAATACTGTGTTAAACCAGAATTAGGATCATCTTGTAGATTATCTAAGATTACCTTCTGGTCGAAACGGAAGTTTGTACCTCTATCACATCCTGTAAGAGAAGTAGCAGTCTTACCAGTATATCTAATTAACTCTCTTCCAAGCAACACCTTACCAGATCCTGAGTATGGATTGGTATCTTCAACATATATGGTTGTTGCACTAGATGAAACGTTTGCTACTATACCAGCAAGGTTATAAAGTACTGAGTTAAGAGACTGTCTATTTCTTGCCTCTCTTATTAGGTTAGTATCTCTAGTAAAGATAACCTCTGGAGGATCTGTATATCCACCACCTCCAGTCAGTAAGTCAATATTTGTAATTACACCAAGGTTAATGAATGCTTCAGCAGTAGCACCTGATCCACCACCCTTAATGATTTGAATCAATGGTGGCTCCTCAAAGAATTCACCTTGATTAGTTAATGTAATAGATGTAACTTCACCAAATTGATTGACATTAGCAACTCCAGTTGCACCCTGTCCTCCACCACCTGAAATAATAATATTAACATCTTCTTCAGTATAGTTACGTCCTGGTTGCTCAATAGCGAGACCAGTAATCAATCCTGTGATTGGCACCAATTCAGATCCAGATCCACCACCACCTTCAATACGAGCAGTAGCATCAAAATAACCGTCACCTGGGACGGTCATCTGTACGAAATCTATTCCACCATCTGGCTTAAGGAATACATTACCTGTTGCATCCTTAGAAGAAGCACCATCTTCAATGACTAGACGTAATGGGTCATACCCTTCACCAGGATCTAAAACTTCTACAGCAGTTATCTCACCAAGGTCTCCCTCAATTACTGCCCTAAGCACAGCATCTCTAATTGGTGTGCCACAGTTTTCAATACGAAGTCTAGGTGGATCGTTAGGATCATATCCACTACCTTTATTAATGACATAGACATCCCTAACCCCAGATAAACTGTTGAATATTGGGATTATTTGAGCACCGCTACCAGGGACTGTTCTTGCCATATTAGACCACCACTAAGTTTCCTACCATTGCTGGATGCATTGTGCACTGATAAACATAAGTTGTACCAGCACTTAAAGATTGAGGTACTGTCCATAATTGGACTCCTTCCTGACTACCACTAACACCGTCAGTTACAGATCCACCACCTGAGGTTGTCCTCAAAGCAAATGGATGTGCAGCACCTGTTTCATTATTAAATCTATATGTGAATCCACGATAAACATATATCGTAGGATTATCTGTTGTAGTATTGACACCACTACCTGAGAATCTATACGCACTGTTACCAGTAGCAGATACTATAAGGTTAAGGCAAGGAGATTCAATTGGATCCCATGATGTGCCATTATATACAACGTTATCACCCTCCATTGCTCCACCACTGAGGTAGAATGAAGAGTTAACTGTAACTGTATTGGAAGTTACAGCAGTTACAATACCATTACCACCAGCTACAGATAAAGTGGAGGTTGACAACTGTGCAGTTGTTGTACCACTATCACCAGTAACTGTTTTATAAACTTCTTGGACTATATTAGGTGCATCATTGGTGATCGTAAGGTCATCACCAGATACAGCAGTGCTAATTGATGTACCACCAATTACATTGATAGTTGCAGTAGCACTACTAGCAGTCTTACTTCCTGAATCACTTCCTATTACGCCATAGGCATTTTGGTTTAGGTCACCAAGGGTGCCTGTCATGTTTATGGTGAGGGTGTCTCCTGTGATTGCAGTCGAGATTTCAGTGCCTCCCGCAATTGTAAGAACATCAGTAGGAGCACTAGCAGTAGTACTGCCAGTGTCAGCAGTGATTCCTTCAAATAAATTTTGAGTGGTTCCACCGCCACCGCCACCCGATGAATCATCGTTTGCAGGTTCCCATGCAGCATTGCTTGCATTCCATTTAATAACTTGTCCATCACTAGGTCCGCCTCCAACGGTCATATCTACATCACTAAGTAACCCAAGACTACTGTTTTCACTTATTAAGGGTACCCATCCACCACTTGTAGCAACTCTTCCTTTACCATCACCAGATACATATGCAAACATACCATGATGAGCAACATTATCAGGAAGATCTCCTGTAGTTGGGAAATGATTGCTATATTTTAGTTTACCATCAGCACCATCAACGTAAGTTAGAGCAGAACCTGTACCACCTGTCCAAAACTTAACGTCTCCTGTACCATTTGGTTTAATTTGCACGTCACCATTTGCGGATGATGTTATATCAAATCCACCTACATCTAAATTTGCTGTTAACGCATCAACATGACCCTCTACAAACTGAGCACCATTCCATTTGAGGACTTGTCCAGTTGAGGGAGTTGTTACATTTATTTGAAGATTGGTATCGTTGCCAAGTTGTGTATACAACTCGTCTATGACGCTATTAAGTTTAATAGCACCATCTCTCAGACTGTCTCCAGTCCCGTCATTCGCTGACGATCCAATATTGAGGGTTTGTTTAGCCATGGGTACAGTTTTCTACAGTGTTATTTAGGTGCCATCGAAGGTTTGTGCTGTTGAATCTAGTGTGCTGCTAGTGCTATCGAAGCGATTAGCAGTATCACCACCTCCACCACTACCAGTTACTGTCAATACAGCTGGTTGTGAATCCAAAGGAGAGTTTTGTGCTTGTGTTGATGCCCCTACAGGACCAGAGATCCTACAGCGATATCGATATCCTGTCATATATGACAAGGAACTAATAGAATATGTGTTAGCAGTTGCTCCAGTAATAGCAGCAAACGCAAATCCACCATCAGTAGACCTATACCACTGATATGTCAATGGTCCATCCTCAGGAAGTATCTGAGCTTGGACTGTGAATGTAGCAGTCTGATTAGCATTGACTGTCACATTAGTAGGTTGCAGTGTAAACTGCAATGTTGGGACAACTGTGCCACCAGAGATAGCAAAGTTATTACCTTGATTTGTATGGAAATGACACCAATACCAAAGTATGTCAGGTGCATTACCAGGTACAACCCATTCCATTACACGACTGGTTGCATTTACAAATCCCATATGATATCCCATCATACTGACGACGACACCATCCAACTTATAGGTGATACCCATCATATAATGGTCATGACCAGCTAATTCACCATCTTCTCCAGGTGATACCATGATAGGATGGTAAACACCACCGAAGGTTGCATTAGAATCATCATCTTGATTGAAGATATACTTCGTAGTTTCTCTCTCAAGAGCGAAATTAGCAGGTTTTTCAACACCATCAAAGTAGAATACCCCTGTTGATTGACCAGTTACGGTGTCTGTGCCTACTGTAACGGTAATAGTGGTCTCTGGTAACGATGCACCAGGAGCAACAGGTGCTACAGTGAACGTGGTGTCAATAGTTTCTCTTGTCTTATTACCAATAATGAAAGGAAACTTAACATTATCTACATTGTCTGGGTCTACTGTAAGGAAATAAGCATATGTTCCATCAGGATACTCAGGTGTAATGCAAAATCTACCATTATGAATGTCTAAATCCCCAGTTCCATCAACATACTCATAGTCTTCCATGAGTGTTCCAGCAGGTGGATTGTCTGAAGTGCTGCCATAATCAGGTCTTCCAGGTGCTTCTGTGTCTTTTACAGCATATGAAGTCCTCATTGTCCTTGTACCACTCAAATTATCCCAATTTGTGTCGTATGCGTAAGGTCCATAGATGGGAAATCCATCAAATGCTATGCCAATTATCTTAGAATGACCGTCAGGATGACGAATATTGTTACCATTATACTGAGTTGATCCATAATAATCATTATAACTCGCTATAGATGACCCTTCTTTCCAACAATCTAAGAAATGTGGGTCATGATAGTGATATTGACCACTCTGTTCTGGGTGTCCACCACAAGAATCTTCTCCAGAATCAACAAAAGGTATATCTCCAGCAGCAACCCAACTAAATCCTGGTGGTGGATTGAGTCCAGTACCAGCAGAAGGGTTAAAAATAGAAACACCATTAGCAGCAATACCAATTGCACCTAATGGAGTGTCAGTTCTTCCATTTCTTTGATCATAATATGAATAGGTACCAGTTACAGGAGTAGGTGCTTGTGTATCTACAATCAAATCTAACTGATCATCTGAGGATAACCAACACTCACCAGCAATAGAAGTAAATGTTGTACCTTTATAAACGAATTTCTGTTTTAAACCATCACTAAAAGTGAATAGTAAATGGTCTCCCTCATCAATTTGATTGTTAGTAAACAATACAAGATCATTTACGGATATTGATATTGTTCTAAGGTATCCGTCATGCGTATATTGATTATTATCAAATGTGCGAGCAATTCCAAATGTTCCTCCACGGTATAAAAAGTCATGGTCGAAATCCTGTTCAGTAACTGTATTAGGGTTATTATCATTAGGAAACGTACCAAAAGATACAGGAGCAGGGAGACCATCCGATGCTACTGTAATAACTTTTGTTGCTTCGTTGTAGGAGGCTGTTGCTGCCATCGTTTTACTTTTATTTAGATGTCGTCGAAGATAATATTAGGTGTGAATCCAGTTAATACTGTAGCACCAGTCTGGACACTCAAGATTGCGGATAGTGAGTAGACAGGAGTTGCACCCGCAGCAGTTATAGCAACACGATACTCATCACCATCATCTGCCTGAGCAGCAGATACTGTCTGATAGGTTGCTTGGTTAGCACCAATGATGTTGCTCCAAGTCTGTGTGCCATACTCCTTCTTCTGCCACTGATAATTCATTGTCTGACCGTTAGTTACGGTAGAGACAACAGTGAATCCAGCAGTCTGACCTTGGTTAACAGTTACGTTAACTGGATCAATTACAATAGCAATTGTACCAGGATCGATTGTTGTACCACCATCCTGATATTCGGATCCTTCGCCTGCGAGGACATCGAATCCACCGTTAATTGGACCACCGACAGGTTCTGTATAATCATCAGGTACCACGTTATCGATTGCTACTACTGGAGATGAATAACCAAGACCAGGAGTCTTAACGTCAATTCTAGTAATACCCATCAATGCCTTCAATCTAGCGTCAAATCCAGAAGAAGAGATAACGTCAACGTTAGGACGTGAAGTGTAACCGTCACCTGGGTTGGTGAGAATTGCGTTTGTTATCTGACCGTATGTAATCTCAGATATAGCAGCAGCATTTCTACCCTTAACAGATCCAGTGTATTCAAATGTGATTAGTGAGTTAGAAGACTCAATTAGAGCAACCTCACGAGCAAATTCCTCACCATCGATATCTAGTTTATCGCCAGCTTCAACTGGTGGGACAACTGTTGCTGCAATAACGTCTGCGTCAGATCCAATATATGAGAAACCAACAAATGTTGATCCCGCACGTGGGACTTCAGCGAAGATGATACGTGATCCAACGATCTCGTATGCGACTCCAGGTTCCTGAATAATACCGTTGAGTGAAACTAATATATTATTCTCAGGACGTATAACGTTAGAGGATACACCTTCAGTCAATGTTAGTGAGTAGAATAATCCACCACGCTTAAGGTTGAATGAAGATCTCAATGAGTCAAACTCGAAGGAGATATCATCTAATTGACGTAACTTACCAACGTAGTAACCAATGAATTGTGATCCAACCTCAGGAGGCTCAGCGAACTGAATCTTATCTGAGAATGCAACGTATGATTGGTTACCACCAGGAGGTTGTAGGATACCGTTAACGAATGCTAATAGGTGACCAGCAGGGTCTGGGAAGTATGCCTGACCATTTGATATGGTTAGATCGAATATTGTTTGAGTACCATCAAATCCTCTGAAGTAACGATCAACTCTACCATCTAGTGTCCTAGCAGCAGAAATAGCAGCACTCCATCCAAAGTCAGATTCTATGGTCATATTGTCCATTAGATTTCCAACAGCATCCTCTACCCAGATGGTAGCAGTAATACCTTGTTGCTCAATTGCAACGACCTTAGCGTATGATGAGTAAGTTGTCTCAGTGTATGATGTTACCTGTGCGTATATGGTTGGGAAGTTAGATCCAATCTCAACCTTACCAATGTTGTTTGTGCCAACAGTCAATTCTGAAATAGGAGCACCAGCACCTACAGGTTGAATACTACCGATCCAAAGTTTGTGGATACCAGCATCAGTATCTAAAACATACTTGGTTACTACAGCAGTAAATCCTGGGTCTTTCTGTAATGTACCTTGTAGTAGTGAAACCTCATCACCAACTCTGAATGTATCTGTGATACCAGTATCAATGATAGCAGGACCAAGATTCAATTCTAATGTGTAACGACCATGTATATACTGGTTAAGTTGTAACTGTGTACCAGCAATACCCTTAATGTCTAAGATGTAGTCAGTAACACTACCATAAATGATGTCGCCAGGTATCCAAGGAGCCTCAATGGTTTCAACGTCAATTGTAATTCTACCACCTTCGTTACCAGTTAGAGATCCAGACTTACTTACATACTCATCCATGTAACCTTCAGTTGCTGCTGATTTGGAGAAGAACCAATCACCTGTAGCAAAAGCACCTCTCTCAACGTTAATCAAGAATCTATCAGTTATAGCAGTAACAGTAGATGTAGTGCCACTATCAGATCCTTCTAATATATCAGCAACGTTAATTGTTCCACTGATGGTATGAAGTTTCAGGAATGATATAGCAGTGTCAGCAGGTGCAGGTGTGCTTTGTAGCATTGTACCTGCATTAGATGTAGCACCTTGGACAACAACTTGCTCACCATTTGTGTAAGTATCAGACACACCAGGAGTTGTCTGTGATACACTACCAACATCAAAGTGCTTATAGATCTGACGTATAGATGCAACGTTCTCTTGGACTGTGCCTATCTCAGCAGCAGCACCAGAGGTACCTCCATATATCACGTCAGCAGGATTCATTCCACCCTGTATAGGACATGCTGAATCATCAGTTGGGTATGTAGAAGCAGTTCTAGTAACACCACTTCTTCTCACTACTGAGAATATTTGTGCACCATCATTAGAAGAATCTACTTGTAATGTTCTGAATCTTCCATCATGGATATATGAAGCACCAATTTCAAACCACTGAGCAGTAGCAGTTAGACAATAGAAGTATGTCTGACCTGTTAGACCTGTCAATGAAGTATCAGATGCTGGGATGTAACTCAATACATCACCACGACGGAACTGGTTAGCACGGTTAATTCTTATTCTATATTCAGAGCGATCAAATCCAACTCTTACTTCAGGAGTTAGAGTAACTAGAGCAGGGTCAGTATTATAATCCCAACCTGTTTCATATCTTGTTAGACGGTTAACAGCATCAGTGCTTGGTATCCACTGGACACTAGCATTTGTTGGGAATGATGACATCTCTAAAGCATACTCAATTGGGTTGAGTGAAGCATCAATCATAAATTCAACTGCTTCTTGATTCCACTCAAGTCTTGCTTCTGGAATGTATACATCGTAATTAGCTAACCATACTGGATCTTCAGTATGGAGATACATAACACTCTTAATATATTCTCTAACTCTGGTTAAGCAGAATAATAGATGAGATCTAGTTACGTTCTGGAATGCTATGAAGTTACCTTCACCATCAAACCAATCTTGGGTCATTCTAAACGCACCAGCATTACCACCAGTTACCAAGTCATAACGCACTGCCTTCAGACAATCCTCAGCAAATGTTATCGTTAGATTAGTAGTTGGATAGTTAGTTTGTGTGTCACTAAATGCTCTAGCAGCAATTGCTTGCTGGTTAAAGAGAATCATGTTAGCAATATTCTTACTATTATTCTCTCCACCACCTAAGGCATGAGTCATTAAATCATATAGAGTATCAATAGCAGATGTTACGTTATAGCAAGTACCTGATTGATACTGAGTATTACTATTGAATGGGAAGGTCTTAGTTACACTATTAACAAGATAATTTGCTGAGTTATTAACTGCCTCATTAATAGTCTCGATGTAGATATCTAATAGAGTATCGATAGCAGATGCAGTCTCTTGGCAAGTTTGATTCCATGTGCCGTTAGCATCTTGTCCACCACCACTAAAGTCATAGGTAATATCAAGATCTCTTACAACAACCTCAGGTGTATACTTAACAGGCCATATGATAGGCATATCATATGATCTACCAGCAACGTTATTAGGATTACTAATAGCGTCGGTAACCATTTGGACTAATTGTGTGATTTCATTCTCTACATTCTGTCCTTCATTACCTGTGTAATCATTGGATACTAGTCTATTTCTATAGTAATCAAGATCACTTGTAGGCCATGCCCATGAATTTGCTTCTTGTACTTGTAATTTCTGACCATCAGCAAAGTCTGTTACACGAGGATATGTGTGGTTAGTAGCATTCTGGTCTTGAGAGCAAGTAAATGTTAGAGAATTGCTATCAATAGTAACAGTATCATCTGTTCTTAGAGTGTGTCCAACAACTGTCAGAGTTAATTGACCAGTAGTAGGCACATAGTATGCATCAGTAGGAGTAAATGTATCTCCAGTATTATTATTCTTGATGCAGTTAGCAAGAGCACTTACAAAGTTATGCTTATAATTACCACCCTGTATCAATGCTCCAGTATTAGCACTTACAAATGTATGTTGATGTGTATCACCAGCTGGAGACTTACCAACGTTAACCATTATCATGCCATTCTGTACTCTAATACCACCTGTCTTACATGACTTGAAGGTATGAGATCCTATGAATGTTGATGGGACTCCAGAGAGTACTTGTATATCAAATGTATCAGTAGTTACATTAGATACTGCTAACCATTCATTACTTGCATGATCAGTAGGTCTTGGATATAAGTGAGTAGTTTCATGCTGATCAAGATCACATGAGAATCCTAATGCATAGTCATCTATGTAAACATAATCATTTGCTTTCTCAATTCCACCTTCGTCAGCAGATACAAATGTATGAGTGTAACTACCACCACTGATAACAGCACCAGGTACTGCACTTACAAATTGGTGATCATATTGATTATTAGATGCAGCAACATCAACATTAATTGTTATCTTACCACTTTGATGATGTAGTGAATTATGCTTCGCAGAATCAAATGTATGAGTGTAGTTACCACCAGCAGTCACAGCACCAGATGTAGCAGAAGCAAATCTGTGTGTATAGTTACCAGCAACAGTCTCACCAACATCAACAGTTATTGTTGAATTCTCCCAGTGGATTCCATCATTAACAGCACTTACAAATGCGTGTGTATATTCACCACCACCTCTTACAACACCTCTGATAACTGCACCATCTAGTGAAGATACCCATGTATGAGTTGTAGTGTTAGAAGAAGTACCAACGTTAATATCGAAATTATTACCAGATACGTTAGATACAGTTAACCAAGAATTGTTAGATGCAGGGTCACTTACTCTTGGATAAGCATGATTTGATTGCCCACCATCTTCAGCACATGTGAAGGTGAATGATTCATTCTTAACTTGTACCTTATCTCCATTAGCAAATGGATGGTTAGGAATAGTTACTGTCAATACACCAGTTCCAGGTACGAAGTTAGCACCTGTTGGAGTGAATGCATTTTCTGATCTTACAAATGTATGCTGAGTAGTGTTAGATGAAATACCAACGTTTACAGTAATAGTAGTATCAGTAGCAGATATAATAGGTACTGTTGTATCGTAGTATGGGTCATCAGCAGAAGCACCACCGTATCCATTAGGACGTGGATATCTATGCTCACTACCATTAGAGTCAGCAAGACACTTGAATACTAATGATTTCTCTTCAATGAAGACTGACTCATGAGCAACCTTAACTCCATTAGGTGCAGCACTGTGGAAAGTATGTGCGTCAGTATTAGTAGAAGGTGCAGATGCTAAGACCTGAATATCAAATGTATTTTGAGTTATGTTAGTAACTGGTACCCAAGTATTACTGATTGGGTCAGTTGATCTTGGATATGCCTTAATAGCATCATTACCAGAAGCACCACCAAATCCACAACTGAATTGAATTGACTCATCAGTCATCATGATTCTATCACCTATGGTGAATCCATGATTAGCAATGGTGAGAGTCATAATACCTGTAGTAGGATTATAAGCACCATCAGTAACAGTATGTGTTGATCCACCTCTGAAGTTATGATTACCAATGGTCATTGTCATTTCACCAGTGGTAGGCTCATAGGTAGCAGCAGAAACTAGGTAGTTAGCACGAGGTGTCTTACCAACGTTAACATCAAAGTTATTACCAGATACGTTAGATACAGTTAACCACTTATCATGTGCAGGGTCTGTTGCTCTTGGATAAGAATGATTAGTAGCATTACCATCCATGTCACAAGTCATGACTAATGAATTATCTGCTAACTTGATTCTATCTCCATTAGAGAATGGGTTATTAGTAACAGTAAGAGTTAATACACCTGTAGCAGCATTGAATGCAGCACCAGCAGCAGTATACTTAGCATGACCAACCTTCTTAATTTCTATAGAATGATCGTATGCTCTATCTCTCTTAGCCTTAAGTCCATTATTAGCAAATGACTGGAAGGTATGAGTGAATGATCCACCAGCTCTGATTGTGCCTCTCTTAATTGCACCAGTTTTTGCTCTCTTAAATGTATGTGCAGAGGTGTTAGTAGATGGTGTGATATCTAAGACTTTAACAGTAAATCTGTTATCGTCAATTCTTGTAATTGTTAACCATCTGTTGCTTGCAGGATCACCATGTCTAGGATAAGCATGCTCAGTTGCATGGTCATCTTTACCACATGTGAAGATCAATGAATTGTCTTCAAACATGATCTGCTCACCTGTAGTCATTCCATGACTATTCAAGGTGACTGTCATAACACCAGATACACCACTATATGTAATTGCAGTTGGTGTCTTACCTACAGCAGGTTTAAAGATATGAGCATGATTAGATGCTCCAGAAGGTGATGGGTTTACATTAACTGTTATAGTGCTATCAGTTACAGCAGTTACAGCAACAGCATCTTGATATGCAGGGTCATCAGAAGTAGCACCACCAGTACCATTAGGACGTGGATATGCGTGATCAGTTTGATGATTATCCTGAGCACAAGTGAATGTCATTGATAGTGGGTTAATATAAACACTATGTGCAGTTGTAATACCGTGATCAGGACCAACAGTAATTTCCATATTACCGTTAGCAGGATTGTAGTCTACATTCTGAGGATCGAAACTCTTGAATTCTGATTTACCAACGAAGATATCGAATGTATCTGTATCAGCATTCTCGATAGCCTTCCACTTACCACTAATAGGATCAGAAGATCTAGGATAAGTCTTGTCATTGGTACTACCGTCCATTGTGCAACGCAGTGTTATTGCATTGTCATCAATCTTAACAAGTGATCCATTATCTAAACCATGACCGTTAGAAGTAATTGTTAAATAACCTGTCTCTCCACTGTATACAGCATTTGTTGGAGTGAAGTTATCAATTATATTTCTTGGATATGCATTAGTAGATGAATAACCATCCTGATCACATTCTAATACAATACCACCTGTTGCAATCTTAACACTCTGACCAACCTTAAGTGGGTGGTTACCAATGTTAAGCTCCATCTCACCTGTAGTTGGAGTATAGTCAGCATCTGTAGGTGTGTAACTAACAGCACTTGTTGTGCCTACGTTAACTTCAAATGAATTTGTCTGGACATTAGAAATCTGCACCCACTTACCACTGATAGGATCTGTGCCTCTAGGATAAGCATGGTTATCAGAGTTATTATCCATATCACAAGTAAGATTCAATGCATAATCATCTAACTTAATAAAGTCATCATTAGCGAATCCATGATTAGGAACTGTTAACTGTAATACACCTGTAGATGGTGTGTATGTAGCACCTGTTGGGCTATGTCTTGTTACACCGTCATCAACAATTCTAAGTGAATTATTGTATGCAGGGTCTGTAAGTCTTGGATATGAATGATCGGTAGAATTACCATCCATTGAGCAAGTAAATGTCAAACCATTAGGAGCAAGTTTGATACTGTCATTACCCTTCATCAAGGTAGCAACTGTTATACTCTTAGGTCTAGCAGATACAAATGAATGAGTTGTTGTATTTGTAGATGGTATGTTGAATAATACTTGGACATCGAATGTATCAGTAGTTACATTGAATACCTTCATCCACTCATCACTATATGGGTCAGTTGCCCTAGGATATGCATGGTTAGACTGATCACCATCTTGATCACATGTGAATGTTACGAATCCATCGTCTACCATAATTCTGGTACCATTCTTCATACCGTGTTTCGCAACAGTAAGTGTCATTACACCTGTTGTTGGATTGTATGAAGCATTGGTTGGAGTAAGTTTTGCAGGAGCAACAAACTTATGATCATAATCACCACCAGTTGCTATTGCTGCTCTAGTAATACCATTAGCAGTTGCACGGACAAATAGATGAGTAGTCTGGTTAGTAGAAGGTACTTCGTCTAGGACTTTAACATCAAATGTATCATCTGTTGTGTTGTATATTCTAATCCACTCACCACTTACAGGATCACTTGTCCTTGGATATGAGTGCTCAGTAGCATTACTATCTTGTAAGCAAGTGAATACTAATGAGTTGTTAGCAATCTGAATACTCTCCCCATCCATGAATCCATGATTAGGAACTGTGAGAGTCATCCAACCTGTAGTTGGGTTGTAACTAGCATCAGTTACAGAAGCATGCTGACCAGATGCAACGAAGTTGTGGTTATATTGTCCACCACCAACTAATGCACCAGAGGTTGCAGATATAAAGGTATGAGCATCACTATTACTGATAGCACCATCACCAACATCTAGTGTGATAGTACCAGTCTGTCTCTTAAGACCATTGGATGCAAATGATACAAAGGTATGATCATAAACATCATTAATACCAGACTTACCTACATGGACATCAAATCCTGTACCAGATACATTAGAAATAGGTAACCACTGATCAAATGTTGGATCTGTCCTTCTAGGATATGTGTGGTTAGTAGCATTCTGATCCTTAGTGCAAGATAGAGTTATAGCATTCTCATCAAACTTAACATAATCTTGTGCATGCCATATAGCAGCAGCACTAATATTTGTGCAAACGTGAGTTGTATTATTAGAGATAGCTGCTTGACCAAATAGGTTACCAACTTGGACATCATATGTGTTGATACCTCTGTTGAATACCTTCAACCATTGTCCACTAACAGGGTCAGTAGATCTTGGATATAAATGATCAGTTGCCTGACTATCTTCATCACATCTAAATGTTAATGATTCATCTCTTATAAAGATCTTATCACCATTGTGAATAGGATGACCAGGTTGTGTAACTCTTAATATACCAGTTGCAGGATAGAAAGTTACAGTATTAGGAGTGTATGTATTTGGAGGAGTAAAACTATTAGCAAGGGTTACTGTCATCTTACCTTCTGTAGGATGATAAGCAATGTCAGTAGCAGTATGCTCAGTCTTACCTAAATCCCAAATTGGTATATTAGTATCATAGAAGAAGTCCTTCTTATGAGTGATGCAATTTGTAGCAGCAGATAAGAATGCATGGACTGATGTATGAGTAGAAGGAATTACATCCAATACTTCAACTTGGAAAGTATGTGTAGATGATTCCTGAATCATGATCCACTTACCACTTACAGGGTCAGAAGGTCTTGGATATGAATGACTACTTACATCTATAGCAGTAATACAATCAGTAGAAGCAGAAACGAAATTATGGACTGATGTATCTGTAACAGCACCTTGTCCACCGTTAACGTTAACTGTAATACTAGTTGATGTTACAGCTGTGATATTCAAATATGTGTCGTATGCATAGTCACGACCAGTAGAAGTTGCTGCACCAGTTGCACGAGGATATGATTTAGGAGTTGTATTACCATCACTATTGAAATCACATGTTAGAGTAATTGACTCAGGTGTAATCTTAATCATATCCTGATTAGGAACCAAACCATGAGATACTCCAAATTCAAGTACCATATCACCTGTTGTTGGATTGTAATCAACATCAGTAGGAGTGAATCTATGTGTATCCTTCTTACAACTGAATGCTAATGAATTATCAGCAATCTTGATATATGTGTGTGGAAGGAATCCATGATTATTAACAGTAAATTTAAGTAAACCTGTATTAGGATCATACTTAACATCAGATGGAGTATGAGTTGTGGTTGCTGCTCTAGGATATGTCTTCTGAGCAGAATGACCATCCATATTACATGTGAATGTTAATGAATCATCCTTAAGTCTTACACTATCACCAGCATGACGTAAGCAATTTGCTGAAGATGTTACATAAGTGTGGTTGTATACACCACCAGACTTAACTACAGAAGTTGTAATGCAATTAGGTGTAGCAGACTTGAATAAATGTAATGTTGTATTGCTCTGAGGAATATCTGTTAATACTTGGACATCAAACTCATTACCAGTTACATTCTCAACCTTTAACCATGATCCTGATGCAGGGTCGTGGCAACGTGGGTATGTATGATCAGTTGCATGTAAATCCATCGCACAAGTAAATGTCAATGAATTATCAGCAATCTTAATGAAGTCACCATTTTGTAAGTTATGACCAGGAATACTGATCTTCATCTTACCTGTTACTGGATTGTGATCAATTGCAGTAGGTGTTAAACCAACATTAGGTGCGAATGTATGAGTTGTTAAATCTGAAGATACACCAACATTTAACTCAATAGTTGTAGCAGTAACATTCTGAATTGTAATAGGCTTATTATAGAATGGGTCAGCACCACTGTTACCGATATATGCAGATCCAGATGATCTAGGATATGTCTTAGTAGTAACGTTGTTATCTAAGAGACATGTAAATGCTACAGAATCCTGTGTTAGTTTAATGTTGTGTCCAACTACTAAATCATGCTCACCAATCTCAAGTATTAAAGTACCATTTGATGGGTTGTATGTAGCATCAGATACTGTAAATGGTATTTCAGGTGTCTTACCAACATAAACATCAAATTGATCTCTGGATACATTACGGACATCCATCCACTTACCAGAATAAGGATCAGAAGCACGAGGATATGCATGGTTGGTTGCATTGTTGTCCATGTCACAAGTAAATGTGACTGCACCATCATCAAGTTTTACATAATCACCGTTAGCAAAGTTATGGTTTGCAACAGTTAATCTCATTAAACCAGTAGATCCATTATATGTTGCACCAGATACACTGTGGATGCTACGATCACGGAAACTAAACTTCCTATCTGTTGTTAGATTTAATCTACCATTAGATGTATCGAAACTAGCAGCACTAACGTCATACTCTACTTTAGGTGTAATACCAACGTTAACTGTAATAGAATCTGATGTAGTAGAAACAATAGGTAATGGCTCGTTATGTACTGGATCCTTAGGTCTTGGATATGAGTGATGTGAATGGTGATCATCCATATCACAAGTAAATGTCAAGCTACCTTGTGCCAACTTGATATGTGTTCCAGCTGCTAGACTATGTGATCCAATTGTTAAAGTAAGAGCACCAGTCTCAGAATTAAATGTAGCAGCAGTTGGATTGTAACCTACAATAGGAGACTTACCAACATCAACTGTAAATGTGCCACCAGGAATATCAGACTCAACAACATCTAACCACTTACCTACGCAAGGATCAGTAGGTCTTGGATAAACGTGGTTAGTATAATGATTATCCATTGAGCAAGTGAATGTCATGGAATTTTCAGTAATCTGGATCTGCTCACCCTTAGTGATCTTATGTCCACCTACTGTCAGTTTCAAATGACCTTTCGCTGCATCATATTCTGAGTAAGTTGCAACATGATGTGTAGCACCAACAAAACGATGGTTTCCAACATCTAATGTTAACTCTCCATCAACCTGATTATAATCAGCATCAGATACGTTGTATTCTACTCTAGGTGTAGATCCAACATTAACCTTAAATACGTCCTTATTTGTTACCTCTTCAACTAATAACCACTGATCACCAGCAGGATCTTTTTGTCTTGGATATCCATGCTTAGTAGCATAGTTATCTTGAGAGCAAGTGAATATTAGAGATCCATTGTGTATCTTAACTTGATCACCAGTCTTAAATCCATGATCGTCACAAGTTATCTGTAATACACCACTATCAGGATCATATGCAGCATCCTTAGCAGTATGAGTTGTAGAATCTGTTAAACCATGATCAGCAATGGTGATTGTCATCATTCCTGACTCAGGATTATATGCAGCAGTAGAAGCAGTGTGCTCTGTATTACCAACTTTGAGCACTTCTATAGCAGTATTACCAGCAGGGTCACCAGATCTAGGATATGAATGAGTTGACTGATGGTTATCCATATCACAAGTGAAGTTAATCGAATTGCTGACTAACTTGAGATATGTTCCAACAGTATGATTGTGTGATCCAACATCTAACCATAGATCACCAGTGCTGCTATCATATTTTGCATCAGTGATATTGTAAGCAATAGTAGGAGCAGGACCAACGTTAACTGTAAATGTATTAACAGTTGCAGATTCTCCAGCAACTATTGAACCAGCAGAGGATCCAAATCCAGCATAATTAGCAGAAGCAAATATACCACCGCCACCTGCTAGACCAGTATTCTGTCCACCAGGAGTAGTTACTTCAGATATGAAGTTACCATCTATCCATAGTTTAATAGCACCAGGACCAACTTGAACTGTACCACCAATGGTTATTTCAAATACTATTTCATGATCTCCGTTATCAAAGTAAGATGATAGATTACTTACTTGAAGATCCATCATTGCTAAACCAGTGTCACTTGTATATGAAGCACCACCAGAATATGAATTAGCACCATTACCTGCACGAATTCTAAAGTAACTACCACCGTCTCTAATACCTACCCAGATACCAGCAGTAGAATCACCTGCTTCAAATAAGCAGCAATCTATTGGAGATGAAGGTAACTTAGTAACTAATCTGAATACTGCATCTTCAGTAGGTACAATACCTGTGCCAGTATCAGTTGTAGAAATCTTATCTTCACCAAACTTGAATGATCTAGTAATGATATTATTAGGTTGGTTAATCTGAATACCATCAGTACCAGAATTGAATAGAGATGTTACAGGTCTTGGGACAGCATCGTATATAACCTGATCTACAGTATGACCAGCATCATTAGTAATAACCTGACCCTTCATTGCACGAACTGCATACTCTTTCGCTTTGTTAATAATCCAATTAGTTTCAGTAGATGCGTTAGTAACGTGGTCTAAATTACCATTATATGTTGTATAGAATTCAGAAGCATACTGCATCCAGTTATTACCACCATACTTGAGGTTGAATACCAACGATCTCAAGATATCAGTAACATCATGCACACAGTTAATAGATCCACCAGGAATTAATAATCCAGGATATTGTTGTAACCCAGCAGCAACTGCTTGCTCTGCAATATATCTAATATTTCCATCAATAGCATCACCACACTTCCAGAATAAATCATCTCTTGGGTTTTGCTCATATGTCTGGACTGGTTTCAAATCAGGCTCATGTCCTTCTACATAATCTCTACCAAACGCATTACGCATTACCATAGTGCAGATATCTCTTAGAATCTTAACTACAGTAATAGTTGCTTCATACTCAGTCTCAATATGCTTAAGTGAATTATCTTCTGTCTCAACATATAATGCAGCAGCATCATATGTCTTCTCGTTACAATCAAATCTTATGTCATGTACCAATGCCTCGATCATATCGATAACATCATCTTCACAGTTAACATGACCACCAGGAATCTGTAGATTCTCATACTTAGAAAGGTCATTCATTATGCTGACACATTCTTTAGCAATGAGATGTCTGTTTGTCCAAATAGATTCAGCAGCATCTAGATATCTGTCATTTGAAGATCTATTTGCTTGAGGATATCCTTCAGTATCTAATACAATAGTAGAGTCTCTATATGCAACTCTAGTTGTATAAACTGGAGAATAATATTCTTCTTGGACATATGCAGGAAGACCTAATGCATTACCATCATTATCTGTTAGGTTTGCAGATGTTTCACCAGGAGACATTAGAAGGTTATTAATTGCCTTCATTGAAAGCATCTTGGCATACTCAAATGCATCCATCATTGCACTCAATTCATGCTCTACATTGAGTATGTTATTTTGATCATCAAGATACTTGTCTATAACAGATTGTGTCTGATATGTACCACCAGTTACTAGGTCAGCAATTACACCAGGAATAATGAAGTCCTTGATATCACGTTCACAGTAGGGTTGACCAAATCCAGGCATCTCAAGGAAGTCATATACAGTGCCATTGATTTCCTTCTCATATTTGTTCTGAATATATCCAGCAGTTTCTTCTGCAATATAATCTCTATTCTTCCAAAGTTGGAATCCACCTTCTCTAAATCTCTGATCATTAGGAGCAATAACCTTAAGTAAATCATCACCTAAAGTAGTGATTTCAGCCTGGACATTAGCAGCAGCAGGAGATGAGAAGTTATTAGGAATTCTCAGTCTGGTAGTATAGACACCAGTTAATGTAGTATCAGTTGTTGTTATAACATCCTTAGCAAGTTTTACAACTTCATTCCATGTGAATAGTGATTGTAAAATCTCATTACCAATGAAGTTTAACTCACCACCAACAGTTAGATAAGTTCTTGCTGTATAGATTGTGTGATAGTTTCCACCTTCTCTTAAGTCCTTAACAAGTGCACCTAAGATATAATCCTTAGTATCTCTAATACACTTATCAGTACCACCATAGCTGTTTTCAGCAGGTACATCACCCTTAATAGTAAAGTCTGAGAATGCAGCCTTCATTCTACCAACTGCTTCTTCTGCTATCCATGCACCATTAAGGTCAATGATATCAGCACAGTCTCTAAACTCTTGACGACCTAAATCAACGTCCTCAATAATAGTGAGAAGATTAGCATAGTCAACCTTCTTAGCAGCAGCATTAGAAGATCTTGATCCACTATACTCTGCATATACTTCAGTAGTTGAAAGTATAAATGGTGCTTCACCATCTAATCCTAATACAATATTATCTTCTGTATAATCAACTTGTGTAGGTGCTGTAAATCCTGTTGTATGATCTGCTGTGCCCTTCTTAATATACAAGTTATCAATATGACCAGCCCAATGTGATGTCTGGTTAAAGTCCATACCAATAGATGCAGAAGCATAAAGGTATGTGTTAGTATCTGCCCAGTTAGATCCTACTTGTGCACCATTAATATACATTTGGGTAACACCAGATGATCTAACAACAGATAGGTGATACCAAGTACCAGTTGTTGCAACTACGTTACCACTATTAATTCCTAAAGTTGTGCCGTTATATACCTTAATTGCTTGACCATCCATTCTGATATTCAAACCTTGAGCAGAACTCAAACGACGGAAGTCAAATAGGTATTGTGTGCCAACATTAGCAGCAGGACGTATCCATGACTCAATAGTAAAGTCACCAGTGCCAAACTCAAAATCTAGACTTTCTGGAGTCTTAAGTATTGCATTACTTGGTACATAGATGGATTTACTGCCACTTAATTCTGCCTTCTTAACTATGACACTCTGAGTGCAATTTGTTGCAGTTAGAAGACTATTAGTGATATATTCACCTTGTTGGAATGTACCAGTAATATTACCAGCAAATATCCATTTTAGACCAGAATTGGATCCTAGAGCTTCAAATAGTGCTCCAGAAGTGATACCCTTAATTTGATCGCCAATAACGAATAATCCTCTAGAACGATTCTTATATCCGATCTTAGTTGTCCTAATGGTCTCACCATCTTGGAATGTACCATCAGTAACTGTTAAGGCATTAACATTGGTTAAATTACCAGCATTGAATGCTACAGTCGCTATATCACTTAAAGTGCCGATATAGGTCTTAACGTTAGCACAATTGTTAATATCTTGGTTATTACCAGATGCATAGTTAGCATCGTAAGTATTAGCAGGAGCAACACCACCAGTGTAAGTAGTAGGATCATTAAGGTTATATCCAACCCCAGAGAGATCCTTCCAATACATTAGGTTATTAATCGCTCTATACATCAAATCTCTTGCTGCTTGGAAAGCAGTAATCGCTTGTGCCTCTTCTCCAGCAATTCCGTTAGTTAGAGGGACACCAGCAGCATCAAAGAATTTCTTAGTGAATTCTACTGTATTATACTGTCCACCAGATCCTAAGTCGTTAGCAATAGCATCAATGAAGTATCCTAAGTCTCTACGACATAATTCTTGATGAGGTGAATATGTACCAACTGTTTCATCAGGAACGTCATTTAGACTTGCATTATTCAATGCTTCGTCAGTAAACTCCCAAAGTGTTGTAATTGCAGCTTGGACATCAGAGCAGTTTTGTGAATCTGCATTATTAGTGTTTGATCCAGGAGTGCCGTAATTATCGTTAGGTGAAGGGTCAGCAGTAATTGTAAGGTCTTGATAACCAGTCCAAGAGTCACCAGAGTTTACAGCATTGATTGTGCCTGAATATTGGTTAGCAACTGCTGCTTTCATTCTATCTTTTGCTTTTTCAAAGGCAAAACGAGTTTCAGCAGATTGTGCGTTTACATGTTGGTAAACACCTTCAGCAGTGAAGAATTGTTGGACAAATTTACGAGTATAGACATTACCACCTGCAAAAACGTCAATTGAGATAGCATCGATCATATATTCGAGATCTCGCTTACATTTCGCATCTGAAGGAATAGAAGAGCTAGGATACTGCGTCTTCATGTCATCAAATGCCATTCCAGCGATCATTGCCTTATTATTTTGAATTAGGCGATATGCATCCTTAAATCTACTCCAAGAGTTAGTAATAACGTCATTGGGGAAATAATAGTCAGGATGATCAATTGCAATTTGTGCTTCTGCAAAATCGATGATTTCTTGCTTATTATTCGATATATTTCGTTTTGCATCAAGGAATCTGTTTGCAGCATTACCGTGGAAGACAGAAATTGGATTTCCGTAAAATACCTTCTTATTTCGGATAACTTCTCCTAAAGTGAATTGACCACCAGTAACTTGACTATAAGTTATCTCTGTTGTCCTAACTTGCTCGAAATCAAGGAAGTCAGCGTTAATTCTCTCATCACTATTGTTAATCTCAGTAGGAGTGATAGAAGACTGTGAAATGTCGTCTAATATGACATTAGGATTCTCAAGACTAACTAAACGCTCAAATAGTAATCCTTGGAAGGTTGTTCCTTTGTTAATGATCAATTCATCAACAACTTCTTCATTAATAGGATCACTGTAAGGAGCAATGTATGTAATCTGGCCTGCTATCTTAGATGAGGCAGAATATATGAATTCATTAAGTTTGAAATCAAAGATACCAGTTTCAAATCTAGGAGTACCTGAAGTCTTACTTACAACAATACGATCATTAACAACACCTTCAGCATCTACGTTAGTCTCTTCAACGTATGCTGTATCTCCGTCTAGGTTTGTTAGTCCTTCACCAAATCGGAAGATTGTAGGACTGTTAACTAAGGTTACTGATTCAACTAAAGCAGCGAATAATTCACCTCTTTTAATCTGCTCATTAAGTTGGAAACTACCACCAACTAGATTGATAACATCTAAGTGGTTTGTACCTGAATCTATAACAGTAGCAACAACATCAGATAGTTGTCCTTGAATCTGCTGTCCTAGTGTTGGGAAGATACCATAGTTAGTACCACCGAATCCATCATAAAGAGCAATTCTGTAGATAGGCGTAGGAGTAACTCCTAAGATTCTATAGTTAACTTTAGAAGGTGGTTTTGGTGGCTCAGAGAATACTAAGTTACCACCAACAATTTGATATGAAACACCAGGAGACTGAATAATACCGTTAAGAGTAATCATTAACTGATTATCTTTAACAATTACAGTTTCACCCTCAACAGTGATTGGGAATGACTTCTTAATACCATCAAACTGATCAGAAATATCATCCATCTTCTTAACAATAGAAGTTAAGATTTCCTCAGAAGAAGTTAGACGCTTCTTACGGAAAAGAACCTCAGTATTGTTGTAGTCAGTATAGATTGGTTGAGCAGCACCAAATGATGTAATCTGGTTTACATTACTATAGTTTTGTATATTAACTTTCTTCGTAAATTCTGTACCAATCTTACGTCCAGATACATCCTTACCACCACTAAGTTGTAACTGACCAAACATATTGAAACCAGCTGGATGGTTATTCTCTAATACCTGTGTCTTCCACTCAGTAATAGGAATCTCAGACTGGACAACATATGAGAAGTTTTGATAGAAGAAACTATCCTGAATCTTCTGGACAATCTCAGAAGGCTTACCAACGTCATCAATGAATCGGCCTGGAGTCTTCGTTAGGGAGCCGATATTTAACACACCACGAGCAATAGAGAAGTTATCGATAACACCAGATGCCTTGGATATAACACCTGTTACCTTCTCACCCTTAGCCCAATCACCAGTATAATCAACGATCTTAAGAATCTTAGGACCAATCTGCCAACCAGTGTTAGTAGATACACTACCAATCGCTGTAGCAGTCTCAATAGCAGATCCTTGGAATACCTCTTCTCCTTCTAAGAATCTTGAGGTCTCAACAACAGCAGTTGCTTTACCACCGAATACCTCAGTTAAAAGAGTCTGTCTACCAGATCCTTGTGTTAGGAAGGTAACGTAAGATCCAGCTTGTGCTGATTGTAAAGTAAGACCGAATCTTAATTGGTCAGTCTCTAAACCTGCTGCCTCACCTGCAATAGCATAATAGGTCTGTCCAGCGACTAACTGAGTCAAACCTGCGGTACTTGGTTTTGGTAATTCACCTTCTGTTGATCCAATATCATCAGATCTAAATTGGACTTCTGCACCAGTGGTTATACCATGTGGGAAGTTAAACTGTAGATAGTTAAGGTCTAAGTTAACAACGTAGTTAAATTCTGATTTTAGAGTAACCGTTGGTTCGGATGAATATCCAGCACCACCTTCAATTACAACAGCAGGAGTTGAAGTATAACCAGCACCTGGGTCAGTTATCTTGATCTGACTTAGTATTGATGTATTGAAGAGTTGTAAGTTAACAGGGAAAGTAATCTCTGGTTTTAAGGTATAGTCGTGTGAGTAACCAAAACCAAATTCATTATTCTTAAGTCTCTTAATCTTACCAATATTACCACCAGTTAGGAATACAGATGCACCAGTACCTTCAGCAGGAATAACAACATTTACAGCACCACCAGAACCTGCAAGTGTTTGTCCTAAAATACCAGGTATGGCATCAATATCAATAGATGCTATAGTATATCCTTTACCTGGATCTGCTACTTGAGCATTGGTAATTGTTCCTGAACCAACCTCATCATCTACCTCAACAGTAATGGTTGCTTTACCACCTTCACCATCACCTGCAACAGGGACATCATAGTAGACACCTGGAGCATATTCAGTACCTCCATCAACTACTACAATCTTCTCAATCTGTCTAAATGATGCTATATCACTGATGATAGGTAACTTCTGATAGAAACCACCTGGAGACACAAGTTGAATTGTATTGATAGGTCCAACTGCTCTTGTGGAAGTAGTTGAATAATATGAATAAACCTGATCAAACTCATCAGTTCCAACTTCAGCATTGTTTCTTTCTGGTTCCTTTAATAATTGGAATTTAAAGCTAGTATCTGTTGGTACTTCTGTTACAGTAAATGTACCTTCAAATGGAGTGGTGATAACATCAATGAAGGATAGAGGTCCAACAGGTGAGTCACTACCAGTCCTGGATGGATCGAAGTAGTAAGAGATATTAGTTACATCACCTAATACAGAGAATTTAACAAATGGATACTGACCAGCACCTAAAGGAATACCTGGTGTGCCAGATCTCTCAATATTATTAAATGAGTATTCTAGTTTATATTGGTTATCCTGAGAGAATGATAGGTAGTAACCGAAGTTAGAAGTATCAGATACATCAAAGACATACTGATGATTTCTAGTAAACTCTAGGGTTGGGTGCTTCGCATATATGTTAACACTATTGATAGCGTTATTGTTAAATGCTGGGTCACTTACAGCAGTATCTCTAATACCGAATGTATACTCTCTAGATCCAATTACCTGATCAATAAAGAATGATCCATTAAACTGAGTGCCTTGGAATCCTTCAGTAAAGATAATACTACCAGCAGTAAAGTTATGAGCACTATTTGATGTGCAATAGACATACTTGGTGCGATTAGTTGCAGTCCTAATAATATCCTTCTCTAAACGTGCTGTAACACGAATCTTCTTAACAGATGCTAATCCACCTATAACTACACTCTTCTCATCTTCAGCAACAGTTATATTACCAGAGTTAACACTGATAACGTCTTCTGGAATGTATAGTGAACCAGGATGGATCTCTATAATCTGTACTGTATAGTTGTTACCTAAGTCATATCCTAGGTTTCTAGCATAATCACTAATAGGCTCAGATGTTGATACAAATGTCCAAGTTACACTACCATCTGAAGCATCACCAGTAGTATGGACAGGAGCAGTTGTACCAGATACACCAGCACCACCACTTGCTACCTCATATACATTTAACTTATGTCTTACACGTTGTCCAACAACATACAATAAACCTTCATCCCACTCAAGCATATCACTGCCTTGATATTGTGGCATTGGATATGGATGAGTAGTTAAATCTAATGTAAACTTACCTGCATCATCTATGAATACCCAGTTAATTACTCCATCACTTGCTTGACCAGCAGTATGAGTAGGTTGAATTGTACCTGATGTACCAGCACCTAGTGCTTCATAGATTTTCTTATCGCTGTATACTCTATCTCCCTGAGCATATACTGTAGCAGCTTGCCAAGGATTTTCTGGTTCATCAATATTGAAATATTGACCTTCTATTTGGTTTACATCAGCAACATCAGTTCTAAAGCGATCATCATCGTTGAATGTACCATACATCTTACCAATCTGATACTTATTACCGTATCCAGGATTAAGTAAAGTGCCCTCAGGTACCTTTACAATTGTGCCGTATGCTTGAGTAACTCCAGCACTATTGAATTGCTGTATGATAGCACCCTTAGTTAATTTAATATCTTGATTAAATGTAAACTCAAGGACATTATCAATCTTCTGATATAGAGCATCACGGATATAGAACTTACTAATTACATCAGCACTAATCTGTAATGTCTTACCTAATGGTGATGGAACTGTAGAAGTCTTAGTTGCATACTCAGACTTAGTTGTAGTAAAGGTATATGTTCCAGGTATAAAGGTTGCAGCAACCTGTGACATATCCAAGATCTGAAGACCACCAGCACCTAATTCCCAAGGACTAAATGCAGATATGTTTAGATCAGCCCAAGTGGTAGCAGTTTCAATATCACTAAACTCTATAGTTGACCACTTATCTAATCCAGTAAGAGTATAAGATGCTCTCTTATCATGGAGTCTATCAAACTTGATTAAGGCAGAATCTGAATTACTTGTAGTAACAGGAATCTCTTCTGTTGGTAGTTGATATGCAGTATTGTATGGAGCAACATCATCTACTACAAAGTCATCAATCCATCCAATGAATGAATTACCACTTACAGGACCAGAATACTTACCAGCAAGAGTTACATCAGCAACATTAATATCTGAAGTGCTTTGATAGTTACAAACTAAGTTTCCATTTAAGAATACTTCATACTGATACAATCCAAGAGACTCTTCTCTCTTCTGGAATGTTACATGGCACCATGCAGCACCACCAAATGTAGTCCAGTTAGTAGCAACAGCAGATGAAGCAACTTCTGTTGAATTAACGTAAATAACGAATTTCTCAAAGTTACCACTTGTGCTATCACCATCCAATTCTACTTGAATGCTATCACCTGCAATAGGAGTTACATCAAAGAATATTGGTTTGGTATTCTGTGCAGTATGTTGAGCAGTTGCTAAAGAGAACCATGCTCTATAACTCCACTCTTTAGTAGAAAGATTTAACCCAGGAAGTTTAATAGGGCAGATACCACTTAACTTAAGTGATCCAGCACCAAACTTCTGAATAGATGTGTCAATCCAAGCATTCGCAGTAGTATGGAATGTCATTGTTGCGAGATCTTGCTTAGTAAAGTCATAATCTCTATCAGTATCATCATTAAAGCGATATGCTGCTAGTTGATCTGATTGTTGTCTATCTACAGCAAGAATGCAGTCTCCAGAGTTATCAACTGTATGCCACTTAGTCTGGAATCCAATTTCAGCAGTATCATCAACTTTAGTCTCTTTAATTACACTACCATCATACTTGAGATAATGAATTACTGAATATCTTTGATTTTGAGATTCTATAACATCAGTAACTAATGTATAGTTACCAAACACGTCTAAACTGATTCCAGCGTGTTTGATGGAATCTACGTTACCAGAAACTGTAACTGTCTTACTCCAAGTCCATGCAGTGTTAGCAGTTGCAACTGGGAACTTATTAATCTGTATTTTCTCCCATTTGGATGTAGCAGAGTTATAAACGTTCCAAATCAGGATAACATCGTCATAATTGTCAATAATGAATCTTGGGTCTCTTACATATCCACCAACGGTAGGAATCTGTCTAATCCAGTCAATTTCAATGTTTGCACCATCATAGAAGAATACACCAAAGATACAGTCATCATTTTGGTCATTTACACCAACAAACATGAATCTGTCATTTGAGATCCACTTAATTTGGTGCATCTCTTCTGAATCATCAGCAGAAGCAAGTTTACGTTTTTCTACAAGATCACCATCAATGCTACACTGAATAACCCACATATCGTTAGGATCAGGTGAGTTACTATCAGTATAACCACAAAGGTAAATACGACCATCTTGGTCTAGGTCTAAATCTGTTACCCAGTCCCTTCTAGAAAGACCTGAGATACCTGCAATTGACTTCTGCCATAGTAAGACACCATCAGGTGCATTTGCATTATTAAATCCAGATTCATACTTACCTAACCAAACATCAGGATTATACTGTGAATTGTTAGGATCATAGCTTTGACCAACAACATATATGAGGTCATTCTCAGGAGTATCGTCAATATGCATCTTGACGAATTCTGCCTTCTTAGTGCCTCCATTAGTAGGGATTAAATCTCTCTCCCATATAAGTTGGCCTAAGTCATCAAACTTAGCAAGAATTGCTGACTGATCTCCATCTGGTTCAAGGACACTACCACAAATGTAAGTATAACGTTGTGCAGTAGTTATTGAGTGATGTATAGTAACTTGACCAGTAGCTTCCTTATATTCAGTTAACCAATAACGAGTTTTCTTAAATTGTTGTGGATGTGATACTCTGATCTGTGGAGGATTATCAGCATCGTATCCATTACCAGAGTTAATGATATTAACATCATTAATCTGACCAGTCCCTTCTAATACAAGAGATAACTCAGCATCTTGTCCAGAAGCAGTAATTAACTCAAATGTAGGTGGAATATCAAGATTATATCCAGTACCTGCTTGAGTAATATTAATTCTTTCAACACCAGCAACAACCTTAACTTTAAAGATCTTATTGGTGTTATCAATTACAGGACGAGAATTTACAATGATTTCGTCTTGCTGTCTTAATTCATGACCTTCAGCAGTGGTAATTACACCGTAAGGACGGTCACCAATTATCTCTTTCTGATAACCAATAATTCTTTGACCTTGTACAGATTCAATAAGAGCAGATGCACCAAATCCACCAGTACCTTCATTATCGAAGAATACGGTATCATTGACCTGATAAGACTCACCTGGGTTCTCAACAACGAATCCATCTATCTGAGCATTCTCAAATTGAGTAGTTGTCTCAACTTCAATATCAACCCTAGACTCAGCAGAGACCCTTGGGAAATAATCATATATCTGTAGAGTTGCCTCTTCAGACATCTCTAATACTTCTTGTTGCTCATTAGCATCAATCAAACCATCATTGTTAGAGTCTTGTATTTCAAAGATAATAGGATAACCTTCAATCTCAGTAGTAAAGACATCTGCCTCTTGGTTTGGTTGACGATCTACATCGATATCAACATCAGTATATGGATCTCTATAACGGACAACACCATCAGGAATATTCTCCTGTGTTGCTATCTGAGAGAAGTTCCAATCATCTGGAAGTGAGTTAAATTGAGGACCACAAATGTATGGATACTCTGGAAGACCTGCTTCACTAGCATCAATAGTTACAAAGTAAGCATATGTGCCATCTGGATACTCTGGTGTCTTACAGAAACGACCATTATAGTTGTCTAGGTCACCAGACTGGAAATCGTAGTAATAGTCATCTACAAAGGTACCAGCAGGGTATGTTGAAATAGGAGGACCATCTACCCTAGCAGGATCAGGATTGGTTATCTCATCATATACAACGTTTGTCTTTAATTTAAAGGAAGTACGCATCCTTCTGATACCACTATTTGCATCAGTAGGATCAATGTATCCATAAGGACCATATATTGGGTTACCATCAAACGCCCAACCAATAATAGGTGAGTGTTGGAAGTTAGATTCTAATTCTTTAAATGTCTGTGTTACAGGATCTAGGAATACGTTGTCACCAACAACATATCTCAATTCCTTAGGATCTGATAGGTGAGCATATTCACCACCAAACTGGTTGTTATATCCAGTGAATACATAACCTCTTGCATTATCAAATTTAGTGTCAAGATCATATTCAAGGTTCTTATTCCACTGATACACAGTAGGTGTAAAGGTCGCTAATTGACCCACTGCTTCGAGTCTAACGGTGGTTAAACCTTGTGTATACCCAATACCCTTGTTGGTGATAGTTATTCCTAATACACGACCTTTGTCTTCTCCAATCGTGCCAATAGTTGCTTTAGCAATAGCACCGAAACCATCACCATTAATGATTACAGTAGGTGCAGTTGTATATGATTCACCAGAGTTAATAATAGCGATAGAAACTATTCTGCCATTAATAACGATTGGTTGTGCTAGAGCACCTTCACCAGAGTTAACCTTAATAGAAGGAAGTGAAGTATAACCACTACCAAAGTTTGTTACGTTAACACTCTGAATAGTACCTCTAACGTTAGCAGTTGCAGTAGCCCCACTACCGCCACCACCTGTGATGGATACTAAAGGTTGTGTAGTATAATCTTTACCTGGTTGCTCTACTAGAATTCTTGTTACTCTACCACCAGTAATAACTGCCTGTGCAGTAGCACCGCTACCATTACCACCAACAATAGAAACTAATGGTGAAAATGTATATCCAGATCCCCCTTCAGTTACTTCAAAGGAGTCTAGACTACCATTAACTACAACTTCAGCAGTAGCACCTGATCCACCACCACCTGTAATCTCTACATTAGGTTTAGCACCAGCATCATAGTTAACACCTGAATTAGTTACAGTGATAGATGTTAAAGGACCATATTGGACAAATTCTCTAGATTTGTAAGACCATATAGAAACACCATTAATCCAAGCACCAATAGGTGTTCCTGGATCAACTGTCTTACGTTCTGAGATTGTCTGGACTGTTCTGGGGAATCTTAAGAGTTTCCTTTGGTTTCCTGGGATGAGAGCAGACCCAGTGAAAGGACCAATCTTATAATTGGGTAGACCAGAAGCAGCAACATAAACATAGCTATCGTTGAAGAATGCATTCTGTATATTAGTAGTAAATTCACTAACAACCTTATTAATGGAGTTAATATCAGATTTACCTCTGTTGAGGTCAACTGATAACAGGATATTACCACCAGGCACTATCTCTGTTGGTACTGCTATTTGATATGAGAATGTAAACTGGTCAATTCTTGATGTGACAGTGAATGTGCCGTTGTATACAACAGGGTTAGCACCGTATATTGTAACTTGATCAGATACCAGTAGACCATGAGGGTTGTCGCAGACTACAGTAGCAGTCTGGTTATTAACACCACCAGGATTAATACTAGTGACCTGAATCAGTTTCTTGACGTTATATAACCAAGATTGAAGTCTTAACTCTTCAGCAGTAGATCCAAGGTTTGCTACCTTTAGTTTATCTCCTTGAAGATAATATGACCCAGTATCATTAAGAACTGTTGTACCTGCTTCAGCGATACCTAACACTCTTAACTTACATTCTTCTGAGGTACCTCTATTAACGTAAACATAGATATCCGACTGGACTATAGTACCAGGATCCCAATCTTCAACGATTCCATTCTTAGACCTAGTACACTCGATGAACTGGTTTAGGGACTTCTCCTTATACTGGACTTCCTCTTCATCATTGATTCTAATAGTACCATTTCTCTCGGGCCATCCAATTGTGCTGTCAACCGTGATTATCTGACCATCTGTAGAAAGAGGCTCAACAAGACGAGTTTTATAAGGAATAATGAAACTACCAACCAAGGTTTCTTCAGATATCGCCAACTCGTAGATAGTATCTGTTCCTTCAATGATGGTGATGACATTTTCGATAAGGGCAGATGCAGCAGTAACACTAGTGTCTACTTCATCAGCATATTGGTTAATTTGTGAGTCAATAAGGTTGCTTGGATCACCTTCTATCAACTCTGCACGAAGAATAGTGTCCACAACCCAAGTAGCATGGGATGGACTAATAATTTCGTCTTTTGGATAGTAAAGATCAACATCTTCTCCAAATAAGATCTTGAAAAGATATTGAGTTGCTAATTTAGTACCTTTTGAGATATAGAAGTCGGTAATATTCTTAATTACCTGAACTGGGTTAACTTTGGAGAAATCAATGTCCAAAGTAGGCAAATACTGCCTTCTAAACTTATCAAAGACTTCTTTAATGAATAAAGAGTCTAAATTGGTTACATAAGACCCAGCTGGGTGATTTGACTGTCTTAGAGCTGCTTCTCCAGCATATATCTCATTATGAAGATTATCATAAGCAACAGGACCAGAAACACCTCTAGCACATCCTAAAAACGCACTAGGAGCATAACTTTCGCCTTCTTCGATAATATCGAATCCTGTAACTTGATCAAACCCAACATCTACAGATGCACGTGCTGCACGAGGTTCTGCGATGTATATCTTCGGTGGAGACTCTTCTGAGTAACCAGTACCGAAATTAATGATATTAATGTCTGTTATTTCGCCATTGAAGATAGTTGCTTGTGCTAAAGCACCAGTACCTCCAATTGGCACCCCATATCCGTCTTTTCTGTCATCTACGATATAAACTGAAGGTGCATCGGTATATCCTTGTCCACCAGTCAACATTTCGATATTTGTGACTGATCCAGATGCTACAGTAACGTCTAAAACCTGAGCACCGATAGGATCGATTATTTTAGTCCTAGGAGGGGTTAAATACCCTCTACCACGGTTTGTAATCTGAATTTCGTAAACTTGACCATCCTGATTGATTTTAGAGATTGCAGTGGCATTAATACCACCATCAGGAGCCTCATCAATATAAACTAGGGGAGGATTGCTATATCCACTACCCATTGAAGAAACAGTGATGCTATCGATGTTTACACGACCTTCACTGTCAATTGTTGGTTGAGTTATGATTGCTCCACCAGGATTCTTAAATGAAATCGCAGGAATGAAGTCATAACCACTTCCACTGTTAGTAATGGTCAAACTATCGACCATTCCAGTGGTATCGTTAACTGTAAGAGTTATTTGTGCTGCTGTACCATTAGGATCACTTGGTTGTGCAACAACTGGGATTGGAGGGTTATATGAGTTGTATCCTTGTCCACCATCGATCAAATTGATGTCTTTAATACCACCAATCAAAGATCTAGCAGTTGCAGCTCTACCATCGTTACTTGTGATAGCAACTTTAGGTGCAAAATCTAATCTATACTTAGATCCACCATTTTTAGGGATTAATGCCCCAATTGTGCCATCATTAGCAACCTTAGCAATTGCTGTTGCTCCTGAACCGTAAGAAGGAGCAATATATTCAACAGAACGAATATGAATGGCATCAGCAGCCCCAATCTCGTTTTTGAAGATAACTCTATCTTGGAAAACGGTAAAATCTTCATAAGGGACTTGTAAACGACCATTTTTGTTAATTATTAGTCCAATTTCCGAAGTTGGAGTGTATGAAGACCCATTTACTCGTAATGGATACTCTTTTGTGTTTTGCCACTCTTGCCAAGGAATAGAATCGGTTACAGTGATGGTTTGATCGGAATATCCAACCAAATATGTCAATCTAGTGAATTCTGAGTCATCAGCACCAGTCCTATCTCTAGGTGGTGTATCAAAACGTATATTAAACCCTTCAATGAAGTAATCTACGTTTGGTACCAACATTGTGTTGTAAGTAATCACAATGAGGTGCTCTGCTGAAGGAGGAGCGACTGGAGTACCTAAAAAGCTTAGTTGGAAGTTATTTTCAACACCATCGAACAGTGTAAAGGGGTTTTCTAGCTGTTGCTTCTTCTTATTAAACTGTGGGAAAGAGATCCCAGGAGTAATAATAACATCAGGACCACGAGTAACAGATTCATAGTAAATTACCTCATTATCAATCATCAAGGATCCATTTTGACGCTGGAATCCGTCAATTTCCTCAACTTCTATCTTTTTATCATCTAATCCAATTTCGTTCAGCAAACTAGTTGAACTTGACAACTCATCAGAGGTATAATTGTCAAGATCAAGGTATCTTAGTAAATTATTAAGTATATCGTAAGGACGACCTGTTTTCTCCTGAGACTTATAGTATTCAAACAAGAAATTGACCAACTGTCGGTCTTCCTGACGAATAAACTCAGGTAGCTGATTTTCGACCCTATCAGAGACGTTAATATTCTTCGTAATCGGCATCTATCTTAGAAACAGGATTCGCTGACTGGATAAGTGAATGTATCACTTGGATAATCAATGATATTTATACCCCCTAGGTCACCGAAATTATAACCATTAAAGTTATTAGGATCGAAGGTGGGGATTGCTACATCGTTGATTGTATAGTCAATTGGATTGACTGAGGGATTAAATATTGTTGGATCTACGCCAGGTGGTACCGCAATTGATCCACCAGCAGGTAAAACTTGGATAGGCAACCTTTCAGTGTCATCTGGAGTGCCTTGTATCGCTATCGGACCAACACAAACCTGACCACTACCATAATCTACACTTCCAACAGAAGGATTTAGCGTTAATTCGGTTTCATCCCTTGTTGTGACCAAAATTAAGTTACCTTGACCATCATCTCTAATATTTACAGGCACTAACACCTGATTGGTGACATTTGTTGACAAACCAGGAGATGAAACTGCTACAGCAGTCGCTCCATCGGTCAAAGTTAGATTTACAAGGTCTTCTGTGTATCCAGTTGCATAAAATGTCCCAGATTTCACAGTTGAGAAGGATGGTTTACATTTTCCACCTGTACCATCACCAGAATCATCATCTGTTGAGTCACCATCGTCTTTTGGACTACCAGCAAACCCTGAAGGGTCATAAAGTGGGTTACCAAAGTCTAGACATTGGGTAAATACGTTTCCAAAGGTGAATTCATCAAGATTTTGACCTAAAGTCATCTGTGTAACGTTACCAGAGATGCTAGGATCGCTACTATCAACCATCGCACCAAATTTAGACCCATCTATGCGTCCATTGAAGCGATTATTGATACCTGCCTTATTCCATTGGTCAATTCCTTGTAAAATCTTAGTTCCTAGTTGAGATCCAGTCAAAGAAGTGTCATTTCCATTATAATAAACGTAAGATTTCGGAATAACGTAAAAACTTGTAGGGTCAATGATGACAGGATCGATTGAAGCGATAGAATACTTCAATAAGTCCTTTTTAATCTTCTGTTTTGTCGTCTCATTGAGTTTATTTCCTGTTTTTGGTCTAATTGCGACGTAAACCTTACCATATACAGGAGGAGATAGTTTCTCACCCCCATAGGCGGTCACAGACGCTGCCTGGGGGTATATTTCAGAGACTATATGCTCATAATCATTCTCAGTAACTGCCCTATTCTGGGTTGCATACGCTCTAGGTGCTCTAAACTTGACAGAAAGTGCTGTTTCACGGTCTTCACCGTCTTGAGCAGCATCCTTAGTCGATAATCTTATGGCATTTGGACTAATTACACGATTATCAGAGTCAACTACGTTACCAACGAAGTCAAAACCCTTTGCACCGTTAGCTTCAACCCCATCAGTGGACACATATGTGACTTGAATGTATTCACCATCGATTAATTTACGTCCAATTGACCCATCTCCGAAAACAAGACGGTATCTCATGTCATCTGTCTCTTCCAAATAGTAAATTCTGGAAGTTGCGTCAGCATTTGTGACATTTGCAGCAAGACTATAGGTATCAGTCTCTGAAGATTGAGCAGTTGGTGAAATATCTACTGTTAAAAGACCAGTATCGACGTTTTCATCGGGAATAACGAAGTCTTGCTTCCTAGTATAGTCAACTGTATAGTTTGCAGTAAGCAAATTACCTTGATATACAAGGACATTATCGAAAATTGCCTGTCCAGTAGCAGTATCTACTGAAACTTGGATGTCTTGAGTGAGTGCAAAGGTATAACTATCGTTATCATTGTCTGCAACAAAGACATCACCCTTCCTTAGGGTAGCAAATTCTGGAAAAGTAGTGCCATTTAGACCAATTGTAGTCTGTGCAACCAATTTGACACATGCTCTAGGTGCTTTTATTGACCTTGGAGTGTAATTTAACTGCTTTGCGATCCTTACAATGTTATCTCTGACCGTTGCAGTCTCTAAAAATGCTTCGTTTAACGCCATGTTAGCGTTAAATGCTGTATAATATGTGTTATATGCTAGTATATCGATCAAATATGACGCAGAACTACCCTCAAAATCATAATCGGTAAACTCTTTTCGTGTCCGAAGGTATGATTTTATGGATTCTTTGATTTCAAAGAAGTCTAAAGACGTTAATTGTGAAGGAATTGCTGGCATTTTACGCTCTCTCTAGGAGAAATTCGACGTTTTGGGTTTCTGATTCACCCACAATGGTATAATCTATACCTATTTGGACTGAATTGATCTCAGAATCATCACGAAGTGCGACACCTGTTACTACAATACGAGGTTCAAGTCTAGCTAGACAGTTGTAAATTTCACTTTTTATGGTATCTACTGCAAAAGGATCCCAAGGTTCAAACAAAAGTGCCTTAACTTTAGATCCAATGCTTCTTTGAAAGGGTCTTTCACCGAACATTGTCAGAATTAGGTTACGAACTGACTGCTTTATAGCATTCTCATTCTTAACCACACCAAAATCACCAGTATTAGGATTCGCTTTAAAAGACACAGCTAAGTCCTTGAATCCTCTACTGACATATTTTTCTGATCTGAACCTGTAGGTGGGCATTCTTGTCTACTTTTACTAAGATATTTATCACATCTTGGGTCAGTAATTAAGTATTTACAATATTCCCAACCGTTTTCCTTAAAGGAATCGGACATATCGACAGGTCGTTCAGGATATCCCATTAGTTTGACCCTATTATGTTTTATTTATAGGGTTTTCCGACTATTTTCCTTGACCTCTATACTTCTTCCTTGCTGCATTACGTGCAGAAGCAGCTAATTTCGTGTTTTTTGAGTTTCCTTGCCTAGTTTTCTTAGGTTGTGGCTTAGTATAACCACCAGTTGAACCGTATAATGCCATAATTTTGGATAAACTACTATGATGATAGCACAGTTGCATGCCCCCACGCAACCACAGATGAACAAGGGTAACTCCAACCAGGAAATCCAACTCCTAGAGGGTCTAATATCCTTGCAATAGGTAATTTCAAAGCAAATACTGTTAAAGTTGTTGCCATAACAATCCTAGTATGCCCTACACCCCCTCCATCTTCGATTGTAAGGGTGCTACACGGTATAGGAGTGGGGGTTGGACACATCGCTTTACCGCAAGGACACATGTACACAACAATATTAGTACATACCGCTATATGCGGTGTGAATGTATCACCCAGTAACATAATGGGAATCCTATTCACTAGGACAGTTGCCCTATAAGGTGTAACAGGAAATATAGGAATTAGGGGTTGAGGAGGCCACCAACAGGTAAACTCCTTAATGACTATGCTGTAGGGGATTGGAGGGGTGCCACACGCTTGTACAGAGTGGACAGTGGATGGTAAGCACAATCCATGACCACTACAGGGTAGTCCATTTAAAGATGATACTGGTAGTAGATATCCAAATGCCATTATCTTCTAGGTTCTATAATGTCGTTAACTTCTTGACCATCTGTCCATGATCCCTCTTCACTACATTCATCAAAGAATGGATTACCGTAGTTACGCAACGCCCTACCCAGGGCGATAACTCCACCAGTGAGGTAGTTTCTTACTACCATGGTACCATTATATGTGCCCATAATCAACCTAGCGTTACTCTCACTACCTATAATCCTATTAGGTGGTATTGCTATAGAAGCATCCATAACTTTATCTAGTGCTAGACAAGGGTTGTTGTGTAACTCAGGAGTATTACAATAAGTTTGACCTGCTATACCATTACCATCTGCATCATATCCACAGTATACAGTAAGAGGACCATCAGATGCATTAACATTCCTGACATAGGAATCCCAACATTCATTAGGTGGCACACCATTAGTGCATGCTGCTACGGTTAATGCAGTATAATCTACAGAATGCGGTGTACCTGCTGGATCATTTGCCGTAGGGTGACCCAACCATGTCTGCACTGCTTGACTACTTGTTATATTATCACCAGCCCACATCTGTAACTGTTCCAGCTCTGTATACTGAGATCTATTGTAGTCGTAGGTGTTTTCATCTAACCCCACAGGTACAAATACTTGGTTACCTGGATCCTGAGGATCCCTGTAGCATCTACCGTCTATACTACTACGCTTACAAGGCCATGTCCTCTCTCCAGAGTTGTTTGGTATATCTCTCTTCTCCTGTAGGAAAGGCACTGGCATCTCCCTCAGGAATTCCATAAAGTTTGCTCCCTGACTACCGCCCACATATCCTTCTATTTCCATTGATACTCTGAAGGATGCTTCTTTCTGCTCAGATGCACAATACTTATACGGTAACCATCCAAATGCTTTCTGCTCTCCTTCCTCGTTAGAGGATAGGTATGCACACGGCATATCAAACCAACGAGTAATATTATAGAGCCTAGGTTGTGAGACTGTTATACACCTTTCTCCACCTACACCACCGTATAGTGAGGACATATTCTCACCAAAGGTATCTACTGATTGTGCACCAGTGTACACATAAGGCATAACATTCTGCTCAAACCCTATAATACCACCACCGTCTTTAGAATTATCAAGACCAGATAATACCTCAAACTGTCTACCATCAGGCACACCATTAGAGATCATACCCTTAGCATTAATCTCAATACAACTCTCTGGTAGGTTAAAGCAAAGTTTTGTTACATCATCATCTATACCATCACCTGCTGCTCTTATGTAACTGTCTGGTACCTCAGCGTATACATGACTAGGTGAGTTGTTAACGTGCTCAGGTTGTGGTTGAGCACCCATAGATGATTTAACATATCCCATAGTCTCAGCATCCATATTCTCACCTATGGTCTGCACCTCATACTGAGGTTGCTCTACTCGTGCAGAAGAGTACACTGCATCCTCTTTCTCAAACTTATGATTCCACGCTTCCTCCATCTTTCCATGCATTGCTTCCCGCTTCTCTGCATCAGGTCCAGCAAGACCTCCATCAAATGCTAACTTCTCAGGATCTACAACGTGCACCTCAGGTACATTTGCTTGGTTATACCCTGATCCACCATCTACTATTCTTACAGACTTAATTACTCCTCTCTCATCTAATAGTGATATCTCAACCTCTGCTGTCTTGAGTTGCATAAACTCATTATCCTTATCAGCAGATACAATACCATTCAGTGTACCCCATTTACGACCTGCACTCTGCACTTCTGCTAATTGGTATCCCTTATCTTTTATTGGATCTCCTATAGCAGTATTGTACTGCGGATCCATAGTTAACTTATCTTCCATGAATTCGGAAGTATCATTAGCAGAGAAGTTATCCATCTGCCGTGGATCCATTACTTTTATAATAGGATCTACATAACCCATTCCACCGTTAATAACATTCACGGCAACTATGGTACCATCATCTCCCACTACCGCTTCTAGTTTTGCCTCATCCATCTTACGGTGCGGTATCAACGCCTTAGGATCGATCTCAACTTTCCAGTAGGATATCTTCTTAGGGAATTCATACGTACCACAGAATGCAGACTTATTGGGTATACCATATCCTGCTAATACCTCACATGTGCCACCATCACTGGAAGTGAATTGCTGCTGATATGAGAATGTCTCAGGATCTACTACTCTGTCTATATTCTGCACTCTAGTCTCTAGAGTGTAAGTACCTGCTGCAAGTGTCATAGGGATTACTTCACTACCCATACCACTAGCGTAAATGATCTGCCTGTCTATAAGGATATTATTACTAGAGTCCGTGAGTTTAACGTATCCATAGTTATCAGACTCTATTGCTAGAGAGTAGTCTCCACTAGCAGGTATAGTAATTGTCGCAGTGTGTACCTGCCATACACCAATATAAGGATCAGTTGCGTCATCAGCAGGTTTAATAGAGTATATACCCCATTGCTTCATAAAGTTTGACCACGGCACTGCGGTATTAGTTGGTGCACCTATAGCAACCCATGATCCTTTCTCCGCAAGTGATGTAGTTACCTCCGCACTATCCCAGTTAACTAACCGCCATGCTACGCAAGCAGGGTTAACATACCACTTATTATCTCTACTGTTATCCCATGTTAACTCCATTACTCCGCACTTAAGCTCATCTCCGAAGTAATAGCAATTAACTATATCCCATTCATTAATCTTTTCTCCGCTATTGAAATCACCACTCCTAGTGAGGTAACGGAAGAATATCATATGTGTGTCAGTATCAATAGTCCAGAAGGATTCATTTACACCAACGCTACTCTGGTCATGTATTGATAGTTTAGTCTTAGTGGTATTCCATACATCCGCATTGATCTCATAGAAGTGACTGTGATACGTCCATACTGGAGCACACTGAGGACATCCTTCAGGGTCAGTAGTATTAGGACAACACTGTGCATTACTAAGGATATACTGAGTAGAGAATATAGGACCATTCCAAGGATAAGTCGTATCATATAGGTAAAATACAAACTGGGAGTCATACATATCCTCGAATCCCAAATAGCGAGGTATAGCACCCTTTACAGCACCACTCAGACCATAACTCCACTCAAATAGTGCTTCATTATCTAATATGTCTACATTATCAGGCCATCCCCAACCTAGTATATTAGGTGGACCTTCTACACTATTTCCTTG